CTTGTTACTGCTGTTCCATTTATAGATAGTGCATCTGTTTCTAATGTTCCATCAATATCTGCATCACCACTAATATCTAATGTAGCTGCATCAAGTTCTCCACTAATAGTAATATTTCTACCACCAGTAATATCTTTGTTTGCATCTGTAATAATAGCCTTACTTGCTATTACTGTTCCGTTTGTTATACCATCTATAAGGTTAATGTCTGTAGCACTAGCTGTTACACCGTCAAGAATATTAAGTTCTGCTGTAGTAGATGTTACACCATCCATGATATTTAATTCAGCTGTTGTAGCTGTTACACCATCAAGGATATTTAATTCAGCTGTACTTGAAGTAACACCATCTAGTATATTTAATTCTGCAGCAGTTGAAGTAACTCCATCAAGAATGTTTAGTTCGGCTGCTGTTGATGTAACTCCGTCAAGAATGTTTAGTTCTGCTGCTGTCGATGTAACTCCGTCAAGGATATTAAGTTCAGCTGCAGTTGCAGTAACACCATCCATAATATTAAGTTCTGCTGCTGTTGCAGTAATTGCAGTACCATTAAAGTTAATTGCATCTAAATAAGCAATTCCATCAATATATAAATCTTTCCATTCTTGTGAAGAACTACCAAGGTCATAAGTATCATCATCATCTGGAATAATATTTGAATCTATATCAGCTCCAAAAGAAACTGTATCTGTATTTGCATTTCCAAAAGTTAAATTACCATTAATAGTAGCATTACCTGTAACTGTAAGATTTCCACCCACTGCTAAGTTACCAGAAATATCTGCAGCACCATTCATATCTATTGTAGTAGCTGCTATTTGGATTTCAGTATCGGCAACTAAATCTAACTGTCCATCAGTACTTGAATTAATATAAATAGCAGTATCTCTAAACTGTATTTTTTCTGTACTCTCTATTAATAAATCATCTGAGAATTTAAAATAATCCTCATCTTCCATCCATGTTAAAACACCATCGTTTGAATTAGCATTAAAAGTAATAGCTATGTCAGTATCTGCACCTGTACCGAAACTTAAAGTATTACTAAAAAGTGTTGAAAGTGGTCCACCATCACCTGCGGTGCTACCATCATGTGTATGCCCTGAACTTACGTTAAAAGCATTTACTAATTGATTAAATTCATTGTTAAAAAGTGCAGCTGTAATGGTATCCCCATCACTAAATGAACTCTGTCTAGTATATGTTGCCATTTTGTGTTATCTCCTGTTATTGTCTCCCTGACGGTCTATAATTTATATATAGCCCATTAATTGCATACGGTGCATTTTTATCTGCACTAAAAATTCTAAAAAAATTACTATGTCCACTTCCTGTTAAAGCTTGTCTTACTAATGGCTGTTGTGCTGCTCCAAATGTTGCAGAATTAAAAACAGCAGTACCAAACAAAGCTGGTTGTGGTATAGAATCTAAAGTTATATCTGTTGGTTGTGGTGTTGTATTACTATCATAATCAAACCTATATCTTAAAGTAGGCTGACAGTCTCCTTCTGGAGTAAAAGATATTTTTACATAATCTAATGTTTTTAAAGTACCTAAATCTCCATAATCAAAATCTGGTGATTGATATTCTGCTTCAATGTTTGTTGAAGTTCCTGCAGGGTTAAAATCATTTCCAGTATCGTGATTATAAATATAACCATCTCTATCTCCATGATAGAACTTTTCTATGCCATTACTTGCAAATCCTGAAGTAATAGCGGGTGCTTGTATTCCTAATGTTTCTGACCATTCAAATCCTTTTGGTCTTAATACTCCTATGATACCCTTTGAAGTTGCTGAAGTATCAGAAGAAGTACTATAAAACATTCTATATTGTGATTTGTCTCTAATTACTACACTACTAAATTGTAATGTATTTTTTGCAGCTACTATATCATTTATAATAGGTTGTATTGCTTGGCTAATAGTTCCTAACTCAACGTCGCCAATTCTTGCTGTACCTGCTACTGTTCTAAAACCATCTGGTGCTAAAAATATTAAGTCACCAGCTATTTCTTGAATTGTTTGTCCATCTATACAACCTACGTTTTTTGTAACTGGAACTACAGCTACAGTGCTTGAATTGTTTATATTTATAAGTTTAAATATTGAGTTTTGACAAAAAATAAATAACTCATTACGGAAACTTTTTAAACCTACAACTTTATCTTCTAAAGTTACACTACCTGAACCGGTACCACTAAAACTATCTATGTCATTTGTTGCACTATAATAAATAGTGTTAGGTGTACTAGGGTCTCCAGCTACTACTAAGTGTTTATCGTGTATAGTACAAAACTTAGCTGTTGTTGAACCACTAATAGTTATTTGACTAACAAAGTAAGTTCTAGAAGATAAGGCATCTCCTGTTCCTGTCATCTTAAATAAAAATGGTTTATTGTTACCACTCTTATCTGTTATAATTAATTCACCATAATCTGAAGTACCTTCATATAAAGCAAACTCACATTGGTCTAAACTTGTTAAAGATAGTTCACTTCTACCAGTAAATGTAGAATAATTATCTCCACTTGCAGATACACTAGCTTTATTTATTTGTAACCAACTTGTACCATCTTTACTAAAATATATATCATCTCCAGCTACTGCAACTGCTCCATCTGCATATACTGCCAAGCCTTCTATATCATTTGAAGTATTTGGTCTTGCAGCACTGCCGCCACCAAAAAGACTATAACCATTAATTCTTCTATAACCGCCTTCTATAGATACTTCAAAGTTTCTTAGCTTTGTTGCTAAACCCGGAGTTCTTAATAGTGCTAATGAGTTAGTAGACTTATTAAGTCCGCCTTCCATTGGCACACCAAAAGGCTGAGCGACTGACACTAGAAATATCTCCTGTCGTCTGTCATGTCTTTAGGTTGTGGATTTATTAAATTAGATTTCATGTGTCTTATATTTTTTTTATATTCTTCTAAAGCAAAAGCAGCTTGTTGTAAATTATTTTTAAATTGATGTACATAATATCTAGCTCTAGCAGTTAATACATTGCTGTATTGCTCTGGCATAGGAATAGTATCATCGTGTGCTGATAAAGCTGTTGGTTTAGTAAAAGCATAAAAATGCACATTATAAACTTTATCTGGTATTGGACTCAAGCCAAACTTTCTATGGTCTGGACTTTTAATAACATAAGCAGGTTCTCCATGTGAAGCATCTGAACCTTCAGCATCGTCTGAATTTTCACTATCTCTATTATATCTTTTCCAGTCAGCTAAAGTTAAAAATCTTAAACCTTTAGAAACATAAGGAGAAGATTCTCCGCTTACATTTATTGTTGTTAAATAAAAATCATCCCAATCTACTGATGAATAGTCTGTAGTTATACTTGAACTATCAGATTTTAATGTATACCATCTTGTTCCTGCTACTGTTGCTACTGTTACATTCCCATAAAAAGGGTCTGTACCTCCACTAACTGCAGCAGCAAAAAAAGGTAATTGAGGTTCTTCGTTTGCGACATCAAATAACGCTTTATTTAGTGCGTCTTTTACAAAACCTTGAATGCCTGTAGCAGAAGGAAATGAAGCTGAAGTTAAAACAACCTCATTAAGTTCTCTTAATATTTCATTGCTTAAAGCTAAATATGTTGTTGCCATTATTTTTTATGTTTTTTTTGTATTTCAAAGTTTGCTTTTAAACTTGCTCCTTTATGTGGAACAAATTTACCAGTATGTTTCATAAGCTTGTAAGATTTACCGGACTTCATCCAGTGATAACCTTTAGGTGCTGATACTTTCATTTTTAATTAGCTGAAGCTTTTGGACATTCACCATGAGCATACATAGGTTGTGCTGAACCACCTTTATTATATTTCATACGTCCACCGTGACCCATTTCTTTTCTCATCATGCCACCGTGACCCATTTCTTTTCTCATCATCATTCCGCCACCCATCATTTTTTCACGTTTAGCAGCTTTATTTCCCATATCATTTTTATAATCGCCTTTTTTCATCATTTTATTTCTCCTTAAATTTATAAAAAAATGGAAGGCTCCGAAGAGCCTCCCTAGTTAGTCTTAGTCAATTCCGTAGAATGCACCTACAAGAGCTTCACTTCTTAGTACTTTCGCACCGTATACATGAAGTCCTCTAACAATATCACCAAAAGATGATGGGTCTCTCAACACTTCAGTTGAAAGAATTGTATTTGCAGTTGCAACAGCTGAGATGTGACCAGCCATACATTTACCAGCAGCATTAGATGTGCTTGCAATGTTATTAGACTTGTACATATCAAATCCACGCAATTTACCGCTTGATACTAAGCCATTTCTAATTGAGCCTTGACCTGCGTTGAAGTCTACAGACAACAATTTAGAAGATGCTTGACCCAGAACTTCGTAGAAATCAGGACTTGCAACAAACCATCTACCTTCTTCAGGTACATTTTGTTCGTCTAAAAGTCTTGACATTCTAGCCATAACGTCTAGTGGGTCATGTTCACTTGTTCCAAAACCTATATCTAAGTTACCAGTACCATCAAATGTTCCAGCCGCTAGGTCAGTAGCGTTGTCACTACCTAACACATGGTCAGGTGAAGATGATGATATACCAGAGAACATAGTTGCGATAACAGCAGCATCGTATGAATCTTTAAGAGCATACGCAGCAGAACTTGAAGCTACTTCTTTGAAGTTGACGTGTGACATATTAGTCTCAATATCATCTACGATGAATTTGAAAGCTTTAGCACTATCAACAACAAGAGTTAATTCTTCGTCTGTTAGCTTAGTTGCAGTTGTATCGCTACCTCTTGTGTAATCAGACACAGAGATAACAGGTTCTTTAATAATCTTAACTGAGTCTCCGTAAGCAGATATCTCACCGGCATAGTCGGTGTTTGTAATAGCTTCTACTACCGAGGCTTTCCTAAAGAAGTTTAAAACCTTTTTAGAATAAACGGAAGGTAGGAAGAAACTATTAGCCTGTCCACTTACAGAGTTACCAAAGTTAGCATTAGTATCCGGACTTGGTTCAAAATATTGAGCCATGATACTTCTCCTTTATAAGTTAATTAATAGTTTATCTAACGATTCTGCCCTCTTGCATAGCATCTGATATGTCCTGTTCGTACTTATCAAATTCTGCCATACTCATAGCAGCAATCTCCCTTTCGGACCAAATTTTATCTTGCTTTGGTTCAACACTTGTTGTTTTAGTTGAAACCATATCAGCAGCAGATTTAGTCCTAGAAGATGACTTTGTCTTTTTAGGAACATCCATTCCCATATCTCGCTTAAATAAATCTAAAGCACGAGAAGCTAAGTCGGCATCGTCAGTGTTTGAGTAAATCCAAGTTTGAATAGACTCAGGCTGTTCTTTTGCCCAACTATGAAAATCATCGCTATCTCTAATTTCTGCAAAATCAGGATGTCTTTGATTTAATCTTTTCTCTGCATCTTTTTGTATTAACTCTTGTTCTCTTTGTTGGAGTTTACCAAGGCGTTCTTCAAGAACTTTTGCTTTGGACTCGCTTTGTAAGTGAGCAACAGTTTCTACAACTTCATAAACATCAGGATAATCTTTTTTAAACTTTTCAAGTTCTTCTTCAGACTTAGGAGCTTTATACTCAGTTCTATTTTTAGTAGCTTCGCCTATTAACTCTTGTTCTCTAACTTTAAACTCATTAAGTTTAACATCATAATGTTTCTTTAAATCATCATATCTTTTTTTATAGTTTGGTCGTTTATAAGGTTTATCCTCTTTAACTTCCAGCTCTTCTGTGTTTACACTTCCTTCGGCTTCAATATCATGGATATCTTTGCTTTTAAAAAGTTTATTTCTTTCAGA